AAACTTATTATCATTAAATCTATCAGCGCCAGAGCCGGTGACCACTGTGTCCATAAGCTCTAGACCTAAGAATTTTGAGTAAGAGTCTAAAAGTTTGTTTCTAGCAGAAGATCCGTTTGCGTTAAGTGTTGCATTGGTAACACTACCAGTTAAAGGTACTCTTTCAAACTTAATTCCCCAAAAGAGTCTTGAATCAGCAAGTTCAAGTGATCCAGGTTGACCAGTGTAGTCACCAAAGGCTTGAACAGCTCCTCTAGTTGCTTTAAATCTATGAGGAATGGGAGGAAGTATTGATCCAGTAAGTGAGTTTTGACTGTTGAGACCGTCAGGGATTCTACCGCTAATTCTTTCATTGCCGTGATTCTTAGAACCACCTGGCAAAACTCTCAAACCATTGTCTGTCAAAGAGTTTGAAGTCTTAGGCAGAGGGACTCCTCTAAATCCGAAAGGTAAAGCATCTGCTGGAACTTCTCCGTCTTCAACCATTGAATTCATAACAACTCTAACATAGGCTGATCTGTTAGGGCGCTTGCCTGAAACATTAAGTCTTCTCTCAGTCTCAGACTCAGCGTCAAAGTTGTACTTAACACTTAAGTCACCAATTCTGGTTGCTATGTAATTTTCGTCACCTGGGTTTAACGTACACAGCGGGTACTGTTCAACAATTCTCAAATCAGTGTCAGTATCAAAGTAGTCTCTGATAAGAACTGTAAATGTTCCATATGGGTTCTCAGGATCTGTAGATCTTCTTAAGTTAGTAATTGAAATCTTGACCAGTCTATTTCCTGCTTCACCATCGTTGAGCGATTCAAAATGGAACAAGTCAAACTCATCACCTCCAAAAGGCTGTGATATGAAAGAAGTAGATCGAGCGGCTCGATATCTTGTATCAAATCTACCGAAGTTGTTTCGGTATGCTTTACCATTACCACCACCGCCAGCTGAAGTTCTATGTGATCCTGAAAGTATTGCTACCCTTCCTACATTGCCTCCGGGACCTGCTGGCGTTACGTTTACCTTGGCGATTTCTGATTCTACAGGAAAATCTGCATAGAGCAAGTGCTGTTCAGCGTGGAACCTATCTGGATTGGTATTTAGAATTTTTCCTACGTAGTGCTTGCTCGAAGGATCTAGGGACGCAGTTAAAATTCTAATTCCTGGGTTTCCTGCTTCGTTTCCAAACCTTGTTCCAAGAGCAGAAGAGAGGACTAATTTAAAAGTGCCCTGCAATTCTGGTGCGCCCGTGTATGAACTAATACTACCAGAGTCAACTGTTGTAGTTGCTCCACTGTAGTTGGCGTTATGGCTAAGTATTTCAAGACGGGACCCAGTGGCAGTCATGACCATTGCTCTAACTAGATTCATTTCCGTCATTGTGTTAAAAGAAGAGTTGTCTGTAAACACTGGGAATCCAGAAGCTTCTTCATTTGTCGTTGTGTGGGAAGCAACAATAAACTGAATTACACCGTTGTGAACTTTAGCTGATAGAGTATCTGATTGTGGTCCTTTTAGCCTAAATCCAGCATTCTTAACAGTCCCTTGGATTGCTGTAGTTGAGATGTCTGTTGTGGTTGCGTTAGCTCCTGCTCCTAAAACTCTAATGTATGTTAAAGCTGTTCTATTTCTAAGCCATTCATTGGCTGCATATGGTCCAAACCTATCTGGATCTAAAGTTCCAAACTTTGATGCAAAGTCTGCAAAAGACCCTACTGTCACAGGAACAAACGCAGGACCCTTTCCTGCCGTGCCAATGACACCTGCTGGAGTTCCTACAATTTCCGTGGTGCGTTGAGTGAGGTCAACTTCTCTCTCAAAGAAGCCCGGAGACCTGAATGTTTGTTCTGCCATCAATTTCTCCTAAAAATTCTATAATAACTATGTTTCGAATTGCTAATTATCTCTTTTAATTATGTGTCAATTTTTTCAATTTCCTCTAAGATTTCTCCTGAGGCAACTGTTTCTCCTGACCTAGAGTTTCTTACTTTTATTTTAGAAAACTCTGTCTTTGTGCTGTTAGTAAACGGGTTTACTATTTTACTTTCAAGTGTTTCTCTGCTTTCTCCTCTCCTAAGCCCTGCAGACTCAACGTCAGTTAAGTCTTGTAAAACATGACGTTTTACTTTTTCGCTTTCTGTCTCAGGTTGATAGTCTACTGATACACCCTCAGTTTCAGTCACACCAAAGCTTATGACGGGAGCTGACACGTAGCGCCTCAAAAGTTTAGGCATTCCTGGGTGTTTAGGGTTGATAATGTATCCCGGGATTGTCACAGTAAACCCGTGACGAATAATTCTCTCAGATTCTGTGTACTCATCAAGATTTGTTCCTGAATTTGAAAAAGGTCCTGAAAAGAATGCAACAAGCTCATATCCGCCGTCTGTCTTTATTGGTATTTCTTCACCCTGTCCTGTAAAGTTCAGCAAGAGTGTTTCCATCATTTGATTAGACTGCTGCATATACTGGGTCCAAAATACAACATCATATGTAACAGCAACAAACTCTGGATAGGGTGTCTCAATAACTTCAAATATATTGTTGCCTAACTCTTCTTTTAAAGAAATCTTGGCGCCACTAGAAAAGCCTAAATTAGTATTAGATCGTCTAGAAGAAGTTTTGCCAGGAGCTGCAATTGACCCTGCCGAAGGACTACTAAAAAGAAAGTTTCTCGGTGAAGAGACATTTGATTGATTTTTTATGCCCTGCTTGTTTATTAGATTTTGATATTTTCTATCTCTCTCGCTTAATCGATGTTTGATTACATAGCTTTGCTGCTCTCTAAAAGCGATAGCAGTCTTCTTGTTTGCTTGCGATGGAGAGAAATCAATGTTCTGTCGCATAATCGATATGAGGGGAAGTATAAGTGCGTTGTTGCTATCTCTAATTGGGTTTTTTCTTCTAGTTAACGCAAACCTTTCACCAGAAGCAAAAATAACAGGCACCTTTTGCAAATTACTTTTGTGGCTCACTTCAAAAGAAAGCACAGAATCGAAAAGTGTAAAGACTGCACGATCAATATCAGCTATTCCAACTGAAGGTATATCAAAGTCTTCTGGCGCATTATTACCATCAAAACTTTTTATTACCTTGTCACCTTTTGGTAAGTTGCTCATTTAATCACCCTAATCTTCATCATCATAGAAAGAAGATCCTGCTCCTGTGTTATCTCCTCTTCGTGAGACTTCTTTGGGACCAGATAACGGATCATCTAGCACACCATTTTTTCTTAAGTCTCTAACGTCACCTGTCTCGCCATTCTTGTTAGACCTAAACCCTCGCTGCTGAATAAATTCATCTTGCACGGCATCTGAATCTGTATACTCTTCAGAAGTTGGGCCAAACACCTTAGATAGAAACTGCCCTTTTCTTGACTGCTTACCAGTTATTGTAATGTACTTTTTGTGCTCAATTTGACCAAAGATAATATCTGTTGCGGGTCCTTTTATGACTTCAAAGAAAGTTGTTCCGTAAGAGAAAAAGTCACCTTCTAAAACTTCTATCCCTTTGTCTAATAAGTCTCTAGACTGAACATAAGCTTCTACTGTATAGTATTCTTCTGATCCAAATCTATTAGTCCTTATTTCTTGAGGCTGATATTTTACCAAACAGTCAATCTCAATAGGATCTTCGAAGACTTTGTCAGGTGATTCTTCGTACACATCGTGCACTTTTGACTTAATTTCAGAAATCGGAAAGTAATAAATTTTTTGACCGATAACATCTTTTACAAGCTCTTTTGCTACATCATTTATAAAATTTATTTCTCTAGGCGTAATAAAAAATCTTCCCATTTATTTTATCCCATAAAAATAGCTTTGCCTAACGGCATTGGAACGTAACGTAACTGCTTATTCATCTGCTCTGCTCGTGTTGATTGAATCTCAACTAACTTATCGTATGTAAGCGTTTCAAGCATTTCTTTTAATTGCGTCTTTAAATCTTTTTTATCTTCTCTTCCCTGACTAATTAAATCTGTTCCGTTTAGAGAGACATCTCCTCCCGGGATCGGTATGTTGCCAAATTTTGATCTAATCATACCTAACTGTTCTCTGCTTAAAGCAAGAGTGTACTGTCGAATCCACTGCTTACCAATTGAATTAATTCTCTTGTAAGTAAGATTG